CACGCGCCGGCATCGTCATGCTTGACAACAGCACCGAAAGCCAGGCGGAAGACCGCGCCGCCACGCCCAAAGCCGTAAAAGCCGCCTACGACAAAGCCGTCGAAGCCGCCAATGCCGTCCGTGCCTTCAGCATTCCGACCGCCAGCACATCACGCGCCGGCATCGTGCAACTGACGGATCGAATCAGCAATGCCGCCGCCGACGCAGGCAAAACCCCCACTACCGCCGCCGTCAACCGTGCTATCGACGAGCTGGGCGAGAACGTATTGGGCAGAATCTCACAAGCCAATACCCGTATCGACAACGCCGTCGTCCTCACCGGCGACCAAACCATCACCGGCGCGAAAATCTTCCAAGCTGACATCAAAGCCAGCGCCAGCACCGCACACGCCGCCGCCGACCGCTACATCAGGCTGGGCGCGGACGCCACCGGCGCGTATGCCGTGAACTCAAAAAGCGGCAAGGTTTTATATTTGAAACACGACGGCAACCTCACTTACGACGGCAACCGCGTCCTTACCGAGGTCGACATGGGCAGGCTGCTGCCCGTCGGCGCGATTGTTTCCTTTCCCAGATCGGTAACCAACCCAGAAGGCTTCCTCAAAGCAGACGGCACGACTTTCAACAGCCAGACCTTCCCCGACCTGTTCCGCGCCTTGGGCAACAGCAACACACTTCCAGACCTGACCCGGTCGGACATCGGCATGACGGCATGGTTCCCCGTCGATTCCGTCCCGTCGGGCTGGCTCCCGTTCGACGATATTGCTACACGCGTAACCGAATCGGCTTATCCCGAGCTGTACCGCCTGTTGGTTGCCAAGTACGGCAGCATCCAAAACGTCCCTCAGGCGGAAGACCGCTTTATCCGCAACGCGGGCAACGGCTTGGCAGTCGGAACGAAGCAGGAAGACGAAATCAAACGGCACGTCCACAAAGTATTTTCACACTGGCCAAACCACACAGACGCGGCAGCCATCGGTTACGAAGACCGCAACGAAAGGCAGAGAAGCGCGCTTGTATCGACTTGGGAGGACTCCGAATTAAGCGACAACGGCTTTTTAACCCCGCGCCTGGACAGCAAAATGGCAACGGGCGGCGCAGAAAACCGCCCCAAAGCACTGGTTTTGAAACTCTGCATCAAGGCCGCCGACACTTTAGGCGAAGCCGTGTTCTGGGTGAAATCAAACGGCACCGTCAACAACGCCGGAGCGTTGGACGCCTCAAGATTGGCTCAAGGATTGCAAGAAAAGGCCGACCGAAACCACACCCACACCGCCTCCCAAATCACCGACTTTTCTGCCGCCGTCGGCAATGCCGTCAACGGCATATTAACCGGCAACGCCGCCGAGAACGGCTGGCTCAAGCTGCCCAACGGCATCTTGATGCAATGGGGCAAGGCGACAATCGAGGGCGTTCACCGCCAAAAAGAAATCTTCTTCCCCATCGCCTTCAGGGGAATTTATTCAATCGCAAGTTCCGCCTATTTCCCCAATGCGCGCTACTACGAAAATATGTCGGGCGGCGTTGTGATTCGCTCCTACGCCAAGAACAAATTCGCAGCCGAGGTCGGTTCTGTTTATGCGAACGCAGCAGGCTCCGACACCTGCATTTTATGGTTTGCCGTCGGCAAAGCCGCCTGACCGCCGACCAACCGACAGAAAGAACAAACATGACGATTTATTTTAAAGACCAAGCCTTTTACGACTGCGACACCCCCGAACAAGCACCCGAGGGCGCGCGTCCCGTAAGCCCCGAACAACACGCCGAGCTGCTGGCCGCCCTCAATTCCGGCTGCATCGTGTCCGACGATTTGACCGTTTCTCCCCCGCGCCCGTCGGAATATCACAAATGGGACGGCAGCAGCTGGGTGCTGACCCCGGCCGCCAAAAAGAAAATGCTGCAACAGGCAAAGGTTGAAAAACTGGCCGAAGTCAACCGCGAGGCGCAATCCTATATCGACCGTGCAGCGGGCTTGGACAAAGTGCCCGAATTTGAGGTGGCAACCTGGACAACACAGGCATTCGAAGCGAAGGCATGGCACGCAGACCCTAATACTGCAACGCCGACGCTTGGCGCCATTGCCGCTTCTCGAGGCGTGCCGTCCGATGCTTTAAGGCAAAAGGCTTATGAAAAAACGCTTAAATTCGAGCGGTTGACCGCTTATGTGGCAGGCTTGAGACAGGCGGCGGAAGACAAAATCAACGCCGCGGCAAATATTGATGCCTTGACTGATATATCGCTCGTCATCGACCTGAAAGCCGAGGCTGAATGATGGCGGAGGTTTATCTGGCACTTTACAAAGGAAAGGCGTGCGGAATACGTGCGAGGTTTGAGGATTGGCTGATACGTACTATAACTCGCAGTCAGTACAGTCACTGCGAAATCGCCGTGCGGCTCCCTACATACTGCGCCTCTTCTTATGCCTGTTATTCCGCCAGTGGGCGCGACGGCGGTGTACGTATGAAAGTGATGGCGCTGCCTTCTGACAAGTGGGATTTGATTCCGCTGCCGCCATCCGCGCACAGTTCAGTTGTCTGCCTATATGCTCAGACACGCGGTTGCCGTTACGACTGGGTGGGAGCAGTTGGGACGGTATTCCGTCTGACTCAGAGCAAAAACCGTTGGTTCTGTAGCGAGTTTTGTGCGACGGTAATGGGAATAACCGAAGGTTGGCGGTTCTCGCCCGGGGATTTGGCGGCAATGTTCCGAAGGGAGGCTGTATGACACCCTCTCAATTTTGTCAGACCCAAATCGACGAATGGATGAGGGTCAGCCGATACGCATCGGAAACCGGCGATATTGCCCTGTTTGAGCGGGCGGAAAAAGAAATTGCCAATTATCAAATGATCCAGAAACGCTATGCTGATGGAAATAACATCAATAAAGGAGGATAAAAATATTAAAGTGGGACGGCGACGTAGCTGTGCGGGAACACCGCTACGTCAGCCAAGCAGAGAACCCTGCATTGACTTCTAGGCCGCCTTAGTCTCTAGAGACCGAGGCATTCTATCCGTGATATGGGAGTGAGTGCAAATGCAAATCTACCGCGAAATGCGCTGCAAATACTGCGGCAAACTGCTTGCCAAAGGCAGCGGATACGTGCAAATCAAATGTGCACGCTGTAAAAACATCAATTCATTCAGTAACTAAAAAATCAGCAGAGTGCCGTTGAGCATCATATTAAATCTGTTTCGAGCGTCCAGAATGCCGTAAACTAGGAGTATATATATGATGCAAAAAACACAACAAACTCTACCGATTATCCCTTGGATGGGCGGCAAACGTCGATTGGCAAAACACCTGTTGCCCATGTTTCCCGAGCATTCGTGTTATGTTGAGCTGTTTTCCGGCGGCGCGGCGTTGTTCTTTATGCGCCCAACGCCTGCTAAAGTAGAGGTACTCAACGACATCAACGGACAGCTCATCAACCTATACCGCGTGGTACAACACCACTTTGACGAGTTCGTCCGCCAATTCGATTGGACGTTGACCAGTCGCGAGGTATTTGCCCGTCTGCAAAGCACCCCGCCTGACTGTATGACCGATATACAACGTGCCGCTCGGTTCTTCTACCTTCAACACAACGCCTTCGGCGGCAAGACCGTCCATCAACATTTTGGTACGGCAACCACATCAAAAGCGTGGGATGCGTCGCAGATTAGGGCAAAATTGACAGCATCTCAAGCCCGTTTGAGAGGAGTATTTATCGAGAACGAACCGTGGGAGCGCTGTTTCAAGCGATATGACCGAGAGCATACCTTCTTCTACGCAGACCCGCCGTACTGGCAAACCGCAGGGTACGACCACGCATTCGATTGGCCGCAGTATGAGCTGCTGGCCAAAGCGATGGTGGAGAGCAAGGGAAAATTCATGCTATCTATCAATGACCATCCTGATATAAGGGAGTTGTTCAAAGACTTCCGCATCACACAGCTTGAGCTTGCCTATACGGTTGGCAGAGACAAAACCGGTAAAACAAACGGTGAGCTGGTCATATGTAATTGGTAAAATAAAAAGCGACGGTGACGTCACTTTTAAAAAAGTGAAAAAGAGTTACAAATAGTGAAACAAAAAACAAAATAAATTTTCTCAAAAAATGGTTTATTTTTTCGCGGTCGGCTTCACGCGGCATAAAAGAAAGCTCACCCATACTTATCGGACTTCTGCCTTGGGCATTAATACTCGGTATGAAGGGTGGGCAAAAAGGCATGAGTTGGCTGGAGATGTTGCTGATGACCGGTATGAACTTTGCCGGAGGCTCCGAATTTGCAACGGTCAACCTGTGGGCGGAACCTCTGCCGATACTGCTTATCGCCACCATAACCTTTATGATTAATTCACGACATATCCTGATGGGGGCGGCACTTGCCCCGTACATGAAAGAAATACCGCTAAAAAAAGCCGTGCCCGCACTGTTTTTTATGTGTGATGAAAGCTGGGCTATGGCATTCTCCGAAATCCAAAAACGGAAAGCAGCCGGCTTGCCCGCATTCAATATGCCTTTTTATATGGGCGTATGCTTTATCCTCTACATTACTTGGATAGGATTTGCCACTTTCGGCGCGGCAGTAGGACCTATGTTCGGCAATGTAGCCACTTGGGGATTCGGCATGGCGTTTCCTGCCGTATTTCTGGTTTTATTGAGA